AGCCAGGAAGTAGGATCTCGGTCCCAATTGACCAGCATCGGGAAGCCAACCATACCGAGCCCACGCATAGGACCCCATATCAATATTGGCTTGCAGGGAGATCTTGGTAATGCCCAACCGGTCCAGGACTGGAATCCAAGACCGAAGAATCTGCTTCATCAACCCCTGAGCTTGGGTAGAAGAAGGAACTACGGCAAGGTCCACATGCAATTCATTTACCCGTGGCTTCAGGGTTAGATGCAACTGCCCCGACTCTCGGGACCCAAAGAGCGGACCATCATAGTTGAAGACCAGTTCCCTGGAAGAGAAGAACACCTCGGCAGGGAACCTCCCAGTCCCCGGATTCATAGCCATTACCTTGAGCATGTCTTCCTTGCTCAAACCCATCAGGTCCTGATAGGTCTTGAAGAAGTCCTGACCATTCCCGTACTGATTCCAGTAATCCACAATGGCTTTGGCTTGCTCTGCCGGGGGGCCAAAGAACCCAGAAGTAATACTGGCAAAGGCTAACAACTCCTCCTGGGTAAGATGAGTCGGTGCGGATGGAGTCTTGCCAAAGGCAGCTTGGTACGAAGCCGTGTCTTCTATCCGTGGGACCTTATCTACGTGAACCAGAAGTCCCCGGCAGTTTGGATGGTAAGGAGGTATGTGCCAGTTATTGGCAACCAGTTGCTGGGAAGACATCTCCTTGAGTGAGGCAAGGGACTCGGCATCCTGCTTAGGCCAGGGTTGAAGAAGCTTCAACATCTCCGGGTCTTCGGTAGCCAGGATGGTGTTCAGGGCATCGGAGGCTTCCCGCACCTGAAAGGTCTTTCCGTGCATCTCGGCACACACCGGACAGATCCGGTTGTCCAACTGCTCAGAGACCGCATAGGTCTCCACTCCCAGGATGTCGGCTTCCATCGTAAAGCCATAGGCCGACACTCGGGAGGTGTGCAGGGATGAAATCAATTGCAACATCCGGTCCCCTTCTTTCTTGAAGGAGACGAATTCCTGAGTAAGGATGGGCTCCTCAGCCTTCTTGACCTTGAGGGCTTCCTTCTCCGATTCCCCAAACAGGGTATCCGATTGGGAAGCTTGATGGTCAGCAATGACCTGAAGGAGTTTGCGTTGCAGTTGGAAGGTCAGGTTGAACCGAATGAACTTGCTGAGTAGCTTGAGAGTATTCTGAATGGTGGGCTCAAGATTCGTTGAGCCTATCATTGCATCCCTCACACTCTCCCGTCTGGAGAGTCGGGAAGCCCCGAAGAAGAGTGCCGAGTAGGCTAGATACCTGAGGGCTGGCAGGTTGTCGGTAACGATGGAGTCCAATGACAGAGCATTGGCTACCACATAAGCTTCTGGAACCTTGCCATCATCTAGGAGGGATCGAACATCCCCAGAAACTTGAAGAAAGATCCTGTTCCAGGAATCCTGAAGCTTGTCAGTAAGGGACTTCTCCAGGGCTAAAAACGCTTCGGCTTTGACCGGCATGGTCAGTCATCATCTTTGAGGATTTTATCGAGTATAACAATATCCCCAGTAGATGTTCTCCACTCCTCCATACCAGCAACCTTAGCCCCTATGGCTTTAGGCTTTGGTTTGTACTTCAGCATGGATATCTGAGATTCGGGAATCTTCTTGAACCCTGCCGTATCATTGAAGATGAACAAAGGATCACTTGGACCACCGGCAGCTTCTCTAAACGCAAACCACCGTTTCATATACTGCATTTTGAAAGAATCAACTTCTTCTGGAGAAAGCTTTCTTCTGTAGGTACGACCTAATGGGTTTCCTTCAAACCCAGGAACATACCCAAAAGGCTCCCATTCAGAAGCAGGAATCTTTTCCATGCTATGCAATCTATAGTCACTGGGAGGATCACCAAAAGTACCTCTCTCAATCCTAACCCCAGTACGAATCATATCCACCAAAGAAGACGTTGATATTGAGCCACCCTCATTAGCAGTCCAAGGCTTATCTGCCCCAGCCCCAGTATGAGCAGCATCCTCCAAAGTATCCACAGAGATCTTGTCATTCAAAAACCGGTGAGCAATCTTCATTGCCCTAAAAATATCCCTGGCAATCTGTTTGTTAGTAGTGAAGGAGATGGTGTTAGATGTTCCACCACCTAAACCCTTACCACTGAACTGACTCAACTCATCCCGAGTCTTAAGACCCAAGGCAAGAACTGAATCTCTAGCCGTAGTTACATGGTACAACTCGGGGGGAAGCTCACGGACATTCTTGATATCATGTGTCCCCATCTCAGTGTAGGACCAGCCCTCTCTATAAGCATCCGTTATAGGGACTTGTCCTCTGGCAACAGCCTGAGTCATCTGAGCCTGCCATGCTTTTTCTGCGGTGCGATAAGCCTCCATTTCCTGATAGTCTTTTTCTCCTATATCACCGTACTTACCAGTACCAGTGTAATAGTCTTCAAACTTAGGTCTTGGTCCTAACTTAGGAGCAAACTGACCACCCTTACCCCCAGGTGTACCTGCGGGATGATGATTAGGATTAGCTTTGAGAATGCGTGAATACATCACGCAAAGACTTCACCATGAAATAGTCGCATCCTGTTACGGAATTGATGCGGGGTTAGATACTCAAGGAAAGTCTTCTTATCTTCCAGCCCATACCGTTCATACCGGGCATATTGACCAGTAGGGGTTCTTTCAAACTCGTTTTCAATCCGCTCCCCAGTCATAGGATCTGTAGAAGCATAAACACCCTTTTTAGGTGGGGTGTATTTCATCCCAGCCGAAGATAACCTACCACCCCCCTTAGAAGGCCCGGTAGTAAATCGACCTGTCTTAGGGTCATGGTAGGGGTTGGCTTTTAGAACCCTAGTGAAGTAACTCATCTCACCACCCCGCCGCCCTGATCTTCTTAGCCGCCTTACGCTGAGCCGCCGACAAGGCTACCTTCTTCCAATTCTCACCAACCTTTGCCTCAAGGATATCCTTGGTGTAAACCGAACCCATCTCGGTATAGTCTCCATACACCTTGGCATACCGGGTATTACCCTTGCCATTGTCAATCAGGTCGGCTTCCCACCCGTTCCTCAACAGAACTCGGGACCCCTTCTTCAGATCGTTAGCCCGGACCAAGCCACGGGACTCGACCTCTTCCCGATCCATGTCATCCCTAAGCTTCTTGGCTAGCTTCTTGTCCCCCGCAGCCTCAGCGGCAAGGATCTTCTGATCGTACTCAGCATAGTTAGGTACTTGAGCACTAGACAGACTATTAGTAGAAACAGAACTGCCACCACTAAAACTAGATGTCCCCCCAGACCCAGAAGTAAATTTCCCAGATTTAGGGTCATGGTACGGATTGAATTTCAGTACGTTAGTGAAGGTAGTCATTAGTCAAAATCCTCTGAATTCACCAAACCAGGACCAATGTAATCAGGGCAAGAGACACGGAAATCGTACCACTTGATGGTGAGATCTTCAGTGTCGGCATTTGACTTGTGTTGGGGGCAATCCCACTGCTCACAGGGAGCACTACAGAAGGCAAAGTGGTTCATTTCTTACGTCTCTTCTTCCAACAATCCCAACAAATTATGCCACTGCTGAGTAAGAAGAAGATGCCCACGATGGCAAACGTCACCATCCCCCATATTTCAAGCCAATAGATTTGGGCATCTATAGCAACATTTTGCATGGAAATAGCGTACAACTTCCTAACCCTTTGGATTAGAAGGTCCTACCCACTCATCATTGACAATCCAGCCTTTCTCAACTGCATACCGGTAGACCGGCAGAGTCCTGAACTGCTCTAAATCGGTAACCAGACTGAAGAAGGCAGGGGACTTATAGGCAGGAAGGTCCCACCGAGTCTTGGTCCAGTCAGCATTAGTGAGATCTTGATCTAAATGGTATGACATATTAGCCCTCATGATCTCCACTTTTTCCACATGTCCTCTACCGATTGAACTCGGTACGCTTCTGCCGCAGCCTCTAGTCTAGAAGCAATAGCCGGCAGACTCTCTCGGAACTCATCGTACTGCCCGCTGACCACTCCGTTGTAGACCACCATGGCCGGCTGAAGACGTTCTATTTGTGGGCTACTTTCATTGAAGTTGAGGTTCTTATTATTCCAGTTTTCTACCATGTTTAGTGAAATAGCATCTCTGTAATTGCTAGACACCTTAACAGCATCAGACGTAATAACTTGCTGCTGATATTCTGGAAGCAATTGAGCAGACATCTTGTACAACATGTCGTTATCGTACTCTCCATAGGTACGGTTCCAGGCCACATAGTTAGCCTGTAGCTTTCCTCCAAGTACCACCATCTCCTCTTCAGCTTTACATCCCCAACCAGTTTCAGATGTACTCAGAATACGATCCGCAGGTACCTTTGTAATAAGAACTACCCCAGACCTATCAAGCTTTGCATTAACTGGGGTACCAGGAGAAATGGGTATGGCGGGAGTAAAGGAAGAAGCAACAAAGGAGGAATAAGCAAAGGAAGAAGCTGGTTGCATATCAAACTCAGCAGACCCAACCTTCACCGTACCTACAGAATAGGGATACAACTTTGGAATACCACTGTCATTAGAAATGTATTGCCCCCTACCAAACTTGGTAAAAGAAGTGGTCTTCAACGGTTTTCCTAATGCCTCTTGGGGAAGACCTACTCCCCGGAACAAATACACCTCTGTGATGCCATGCTTCTTAAAAAACTCCTGGGTAGCTTCGTACTGATACCGGACAAACTTCTGATACACCTTTCCCCAAGTGTCATACATCTCCCTTGCCTGCTTGTAAGCAGCACCTTTTCCAATCAGATACTTCACACTACTGACACCAGTATCGAACTCTAAGGCTACGGCAAGTTGCATGGCAATGGACCCAGGATTGTTGTCACCTGAAGATTGTGCCCACTGATGTACCCACCCATAAACTGATTGGTTTAAGGATCTTTCCCAAAATCTATTTTCAACAGATTTACCACCATCCTCCATCATAGAGTGCATTCGTTTAGCTAGGTCACCAGCTAACCGACCTTCAGAACCCCCTAAAGAATCGGTATCAGCCAAGAGGGTCAAATTATGAAATAAAGACTTGAATTGCTCAGGCATGTATAGAGACTCATATCCATGCCTAACTAACTCTTTTGCAAAAGGCAATGCCTGCTCATCTGCCAGACCATAAACTTCAGAAATGGCTTTTAGTATTGTATTAGTTAATTGGTTTTTCCTATCTAGTTCCCCTCCCTGTAACAAATGAACTGGAACATTGAATTTATTATCTACAAGCTTAACGATAGACTCATACACATCATCTATATTAGTAAAGACTATACCATGATGCTCTTTCATGGCATCTTTGTACAAGTTAAGACCCTCAGGGTCATTCATGAACTTCTGCACCAATAACTTTTGCACACGGATCTTTGCTTTTGACCCGTCCTCATCACCATCGGTGTTATACCCTCCACTGGTACCAAACAGGTCTTGAAAATCCTTCAACTGCTTTTGAGCTTTATTTATGTCAGCCGAAGAGATCTGTCCTGCATCATTTGCTGAGCAGAACTGCCCCCCTTTCGGGGACCCCGCCGGTTGGTGGCACTTGTTGTACTTGAGAACCGTGGCATAGTCCTCAGCCGCCTCCCGCCGTCTCTGTACTCCCCGTGCAATTGAGTGCAATTGATCTAACCGCAAAGAGGCTAGGTTCACCTCAGGATCACTGTTCTTTGGTACCTTCGGGGGGTTGGCTATACCGTCTTTGATTTCTTGTCGGATCTTATCCAGGCCCCCCAACATCCGATCAGCCTTCTCCAGGGTAGTACCCCACTTAGATACAGTGAGGGTAATGAGACCCATGTCGTGAAGTACGGCATTGATGAGGTAGCTTTGTGCAGCCCCAAGTTCATTACGGTTGGTCCAGAACTCATGTCCCAGGTTGGCTACACCCAACCGTTTCTTGAGGGCATTCTCAGCCATGTACTGAGTCAGGCTCCTGATGAATTCAGTTGCACTACGGATGTCGGGGATTACCCCAGGTAGCTCAGACGATGAAGGGACCTTAGCCCCAAACAAAGAGCCGTCTTCCGTACAAGCAAAGACCCCCTTTAGGCCAGCCTGACTAGCCATCACAAGATCACCGTCAGATAATCCGGGCCACCGAACCCCAGGATGATTGTGAGTGAGGTAGCCCCCCTTCATCTTGGCTACCTGCTCACCATTGAAACTTACATGATTGCTTTGGCCTTGCTGGGAGAAGATAGGCTCCCCATCCTCACCAAAGACTACGGCTGACTCGGTATTGCTCTTCTTCTGCCGTTGAAGAAGCCAGCCATTGAACCCCTCAAGAGACTTGGATATTAGGGGGGATAGCCCACCAGTAGAACAGAACTGACCCCCTTTCGGGCTACCGGCTGGCTCATGACAAGGATTAGACTTCTGTACAGAAGTAATCGTGGCTAGACGTTTTCTGCATCTAGAAAGAACTTCCTTAGATACCAGGATCATTGACTTAAAGCCTTATCTAGATCAGCCCAAAGTTCATTGGACTTCTTAAGGATGCTATTCTGAAATTCCTCTCTAGTATTAGGTAGTTTAATCTGCTTTTCTCTAATAACAAACGCCTCAGCAATCATCTCAGATATGTGTTCTTGTCCATACGGAGTTGTGAAGTAATTCCACAATTCTCCTTTGGGTATATGCTTTTCTAACAACTCTTGATACTTATCCGACCCAAGCTTATCTAACACCTGACCATCTAGTATGTGTCCTATCTCATGTAAGACAGTACCCTCTTTTGATGGATCAGAAATCAGACCATCCCACTCCTTTTTTCTGCTTTCCCAAAACGCATCACTATTCCACATCTTTGAGTTAAGCAGTAGTTTGGTTCTAGATTTTGTAGCCAATACATTATCCAGACTAGCTATAAAATCTGATATCTCCACCTTAACCTTCTTAAGGTGTGGGTACCGTTCACCCAAACTATTAAGGATATTCTGCTCAAACCCAACACTACAAAACTGACCACCTTTAGGGCTCCCCGCAGGTTCATGGCAGGGATTGCTCTTCAAAATGCTGTTGTATTCTTTCTTCTCTGCTACCAGGAAAGCCGTATTACCATCGTCCCAATGAACCCTAATAAGCTCAGCTTCTTTCTGTGAACACGGAGTAAAGTCAGCCTTGATATAGGCTACGGTAGCTGGCTTACCACTGACTGTAGTGTGCTCAATCATTGTCTACGGGGCCTTCCAATTCCCCAAGTACTGATCCATCACCTTCTTGTCTTTAGAGTACTTATCAACAACCTTAAAAAGCTCAGTCCACACAGACCGCTTAGGAATAGAAGACCAACTATTTACCATCAAAGACCCATATTCAGCTAAGGTTTCATGAAAAGCCTGAAGAGTGGTTGCCTCACCGTTTTTATAAGCCCCCCACCAGTCCCTACTATAGGCAGTTATCCCATCTTCTTTCTCAAACCTAGCCTTAGACTTGTTTACATACGCCTTACGAAAGGCAGGTATTAGAGGGTAGTTCTTCTTCAGATAATCCTGATTTTTAGGGTCATCAAAATTATAATCGGAAACAAACTTCATCCGAAGCTCTTTTATCTGTTCTTCGTAACTGTTAATGACTGCCTGAAACTTGTGGTGCATTATCTCATGAGCAATGAGATTTCTAGCACCAGTATCCGTATCAAGCATAGTATCAAGATAGACTTCAATTGACCCTCTAACTGAAGGGGTGTCGGAAGTTGTATAAGCTAACCCACCTGTTCTATACCGTTTACCATTTACCTCAAAATAGGTTATCCCACTTATGATGTAGATCTTTTCAAGAGGAAAACCCCAAATCTTTGCTTCACTCTCAATTTGATACAACCGCAACTGAATTTTTTGCCCATACTCAGTAGAGGTATCTACATCAAGATATTTTTCAGCTATCCACATACCCCCTTTGCTTCTTGGAGTAATAGCATTACTTCCCCCATAGATACCGGTATCCCCATACAAAGAATCCCCAGAAGAACAGAACTGACCCCCGGTACCATCAGGACTACCGGCAGGTAAATGACAGTCGTTGCTCTTGAGGATCTGGAGATACATTACCAAGAGAAGGGTCTACTTGGGTCCAATAATCTCTTGGCTTGGTCCAGTGCCATAAGAACTTCCGGGTTAGCCGGCATCTGCTCAAGCTCAGCAATCCAAGCCTGAATCTCAACCTTGGAGGAGAAAGAATTAACCGGAGGGTCAATCAGAATATAACCATCAGTTGCGGGTTTCATAACAGCCTCAGTTAAACACAGAGCGTGGGATCAACTGTTCATTGAACAACTTTGCTTTGCTCATCTCTGACTTAATGTCTTCTGGAGCATTCTTAATGGAGTTAGCAAGAGCCCCAAAGAATTGAGACTTAAGTTTGCTTCTAACATCGTCATCAAGAAAGTCATGAACTCTCTGTAAATAAGGAGAGGCTGACTTCCTTTCGTACTTGAAAAACCCAAGGTCAGACAAGGACTCCATAATCAAATCAACATGCAACAAACTGGCAACCGTAGGGGTGATATTCCCCATCATTACATTGAAACCAATTTGCTGCTCATAAAAAGAATCAGCTAATTTCTGAGTCCCATAAATGAAAGGATGGTTAGTTTGGTCTAGTAGGGAAGCATTTGGGATAGCCCGATAGACCCCATCATTGGAAACAGCCTCTACGGCAGCTAACTGACAGGTCCCAGCAAACAGGATGTCCTGTATAGACAAAGACCCACCAGAAGGATGATTGTGTACCATCACACACCGGGGAAACATTGCCATCTCATCTTTAGTGAATTCAATGGAAGAGGCTTCCCCATCCTTGGCAAAAAAAGGTCTGCCGTCAGGACCAACAACGACTCCGTGTTCCTTGCCATCCTGGTAGCTCAATACCTCATCTCTGGCAGACGCTATAGCCTCTTCCATCTTGGGAGTGATAGCTGAATCTTTTGACGTTCCACTTCCTGGCCCATGAGTAAATCGCCCTGTCCTGGGATCATGGTAGGGATTGGCCTTGATAATAGAAACGAACTCCTTAGAGGTTGATTGCACTATCTTCACTCCAAGTTTCTTGGCAGCATTCAAAGCAGATTTGGTCAAGGTCATACCTGAGGGAACAGTAATTGACTCAATATCACCAGCCCGTATCTGTCCATGAATCTGGGCTTCTATGTACGGTGTCTTAACAATATTGTGTACCTCAGACAGTGTTTTTGCCTTGGCAAGCTTCTGGAACATGCGTGTATATTCAGCTTTGGTGTTTCCCCTAACAGGCAACCCGTCTTGACCCCGAGAGGTAGTGAGCATGTACCGAAGGGGGACCATAGAAGAAAGGTTCATACTTTGAAGAGGCACTGGTTGGAAAGTTGGAATACCCATTGCCCCAGAGTTTTTAACTCTGCCTGGATTCAAAGAGTCTTCTAACACCCGCAAACTATCACCAACAGTGTAGGTAACCCTCTCTCTAACAGAGGGTTTTAGTTTAATGTCCACCCGACCATATTGGCCCGCCGAATTGTAAGGGTCATCCTTTGTCTGAAGATATCCATAAGAAGGACGATTCTCCAAATCCTTGTACGGGTCCCTACTTAAACCAAATAGGACATTCTCTCTCTGCGCCCTGACCTTTTTATTTTTGGCCCCTGAAGAAGTCGTAGTATCAAACTGAGTAAGCATACGACCACCACGCCGAAGCATATCCTCCACAGATCTGAGTGTCATTCTGCGGATATGAACCTCAGAAGCGTCTATTAGCTTCCGGAGATTATCCTCGGCATCCTTAGCTAACTCTTCCAACCCATAGTGGGAAATAATCTTGCGTAGATTTTCCTCCCGCCATGCAATTTCCTCTCTTGCCTTTCCCTGAGTTACATCTAATGCCGTTAGTCTAGGAGCCTGTCCTTGTTGAGAACAAAACTGACCACCACCCTGACCAGGAGGGTTGTGACAAGAATTGCCTTTAAGGATCGTGGCATACATCAGTTCATGTGCTCCCTACAGCACCCGGCAATCTCAGCCAAGCCTTCTGGGTCTGCCCCCAGAAGCCGGAACTCTTTGGCAGCAAGCATGTTGTCAAAGATCTTCTTGTACGGGTCCCGCAGAGCATCGACCTGAGATAGGGTCTCAAGCTTCTCGATATGGGAGAGGTCCCCAGGCTCAAGCCCAACAGCCACGGTCCACCGGTTGACCAGATCCAAGATCTCTTCCGGGGGGATCTCATTCTTCTGCACTGTCTGCCGCCGATCCGGTTCCTTGTTCCTCATGGGCTCGACATCATTCCGGACATTGGCCTTCCCACCCGGCTGAGTGCCTTCGCCCTTCTCAGGAACCTTCGGACCCATTGCCATCTCCCGAGCCTTGTCCTCTGCCTCCTTGCTGTACTTGAGGTTGAGACTAGTGATCTCATTCATCTTGCCAACGAACTCCTCACCATCAACCTTGTCTGCACTTAACTGCATTGCCTGCAACTGAAGATCGACGTTACGAAGGTTGACTGGCTTACTGACGAACTTGTACTTCTTTGACCCAATGTCAGGGAGCAGCTTCTTGGTAATGACCTCATCGAACTCCAACCTCTCAGGAGCAAACACCTGAGCCTCAGTCACCATGTAACTGGTCATGGCAGTAGCAAAGTTAAGGTCGGTAGCCTTACCCAGGAAAAGGGTGGGCAGACGGAAGGCAGTACGAACATGCTCTTCGCAGTTGCCGTCATAGCCTTGGAACATGCTGTCCTGAGACCGGAAGTCACCGAACCGCTCAGTGTTCACCTTCACTTGCCCCGCCGAATCGAGAGTGCCTGAACTTGATTGCACTTCCACCACAGCAATACGGTTCTTGGTCTTTGCTGCACCAGAGAAGAAGGCTTGCAGTTGGTCCCGCACATCCTCGGTCAACATACCACCCTGGACAAAGACAACAGCCGGGGGGACACCTCCAGAGTCAAAGAACTCCAGGTTGAACTCCTCAGCTTTACGGGACCCCAGGATACTGGGCAGTTGGTTGATCCACCGGGGAACACCATACGGAGACTTGGCTTCCTTTTGACAAGTGAAGTACAGAACCTCCGAAGCCGTCTCTTCCGGAGTAAGCGTTTCCCCCGGCTTAGCCCAGAACCCAGTACTCCGATTCAGGGTCCGCTGAGAACCAAACTCTTTGAAGAAGATGTTCTTGGTACCGACCTTCTGAATGAACCTGCGTTCACGGACCCAGTACATAGCTTCGAACTGAACTCCGTCCCGATCTATGGTGCGAGATACTTGAACAGGATCGTCCAGACGGACCAGCCGCATATCCAGCCCATCAAGATATCGAAGGAGCGTCACCTTACCTTCCAGGTTACGCATCACTTCCATGTACGCAACGCCAATACTCTCCAGGTCATACCGCATTCGGCGACGAATGGAGATGAAGGACTCATCCGGGAAAGGCTCGTTAAAGAAAGCCGTCAACATAGCTTTCTCTGCCTCATCATCCCCAGATTTAGGGTCAATTAATTCGAAGGTGTGCCCGGTGCCGTCAATATTCACTTCCATGGCCGAAATACACTGGGCCAGGGTGTTGTTGCGGGTAACCAGGGCAGAAAGAGTAGAAAGGGTGTAGGGAGGGGCAATTACCGCAGTGGCAGGATTGAGTAATCCTTCACCATAATTTGACAGAAACTCATCCTCTGCCGCCAAATTGTTATTGACAACCAAAGTTTTGGTGTCTTTTTTGAGTACTTTCCTCCCAAAAGTTACGTGGCTTTGTCTTTTAGGAATTAGCGTTTCTGTTGACATGCCGGGTCCCTCTGCTCAATGAGGTAAGGATATATCTCCCGGTCTGGCTTGGAAAGCAATCACTTCTTGATCTTCTTCATCTCCCCCAGGTTCTTGCCAATTTCACCGTCTACCGTGAATTGCAGTTGGGGAGCCCAGCCGATTTCCTTGAACGGAAGATTCTCCATCACCTCTCGGTTTCTCTGCTCATACTCCTCCCATTTATCCTCCGGGACATAGGACAAAAGTTGGTCATGCACCATGCCAATTACGGGGACTTCCTTAAGCCATCCCCGTTTCCAGAAGATTGACGTTGCCCACAAAGACAGATCAGAGAGGGTCCCCTGAACCGGTGCATTGATAGCCTGACGCTCAGCCTTAGACCTCACCATAGAATCGTAACTGTCGATGTGCGGCAGATGCTTTACCCTCCCCAGGGGAGACCGGACATACTTGTTCTTCCTCCCGGCTTCCTTGGCTCGCATGTGCCACAACCTAAGACCAGGGTAAGTGTCAAAGAACTTCCCGTGTGTCTCCTCAGCCTGCTGTGAACTTAATTTCACTCCATAGGTGAAGAAGGCGTAGTCAATGAATCCCTCTGGGGACATCCCGTAGATCAACCCAAAGTTGCCAGCTTTACCCAACTGCCGAAGCTCGCCAGCCTTCTCCGGATCAGTCTTCAGTAGCTCAAGGAACTGCTCCCAGGTGTAGCCGGCCATGGAAGAAGCCGTAACAGCGTGAAGGTCTAGTCCCTCCCGATACGCTGCGATCATGTTCTCTTCATTGGCAATGCAAGCCGCAATCTTCAGTTCCCCCTGAGAGTAGTCATGAGACATCAGCAGGTAGCCTGGGGGAGCAATGAATGCCTTGCGAAGCTTCTTTGCCCACGCATTGTGTTTGGGCAAAGTCTGAAAAGCAGGGTCCCGAGCCGACAGTCTTCCGGTAATGGTCCCCCCCTCATCGTCACCCCCGTTGTAGAAGAAGTACGTAGGATGGAACCGTCCATCGTTTCGAAGATGAGAAAGAAACCCGCCGGCAATCACCCCCTCCTTGTTTCTCTTCAGGACGTAGGTACTCAGCACCTTTGAGGCAACCGCATACCGCCGAAAGAGAGCAATGAAGGGTTCCGCCTTAGGGTGCATGGCAAACATATCGAGATGGTCAGCCGTAGTAGATATCTGACCCTTCGGGGTATGTAGCTTTGGCTTGAGGTTAAGCCCCAAGGGGGAGAAGAGATAGTCGATCAACAGTGCTGCCTTGGTAAGGCTAGTGTTCTCCTTGTGCTTGGCTAGAATTCTCCCACCAATAATCTTGAAGGCTTCCTTCCGTATAGCCTCCATCTCCTGCAACAGTTCCTGCTCTAGAGAGAGGTAGTAGTCCAGATCCACAAGGACCCCAGTCCTCTCTACCTGCTCATACGACCTGACAGCAGGATGGAGAATCTTGGTGTAGAACCGGGTAAGCTTCGGGTCCTTCACAACCTCAGCACGTTCCAGCCGGCTTACCCTCCTCGCCGCATCAGCATCACCACAGGCATACACCAACAGATCATCCTGCGGGACAAGATTCATCTGCCCCTTGATCTTCTTGTACTTCTGATTGAACAGATCGTCATACCCGGCAAGCTCAGGAACGTACACCTTGGTGTGCAGATTAAGACTGTTACCACGATCTTCATCTAGCAGGGAACCCAGTACCATCGTGTCCAGATGAAAATTGGAGCACTCCAGCCCAGCCCGATACCACAACCACAGCAAGTCGAACTTGAGGTTAGCCCCCCGCAAAGAAATCATCGGGGAGGTAAGCAAGAACTCCATCTGCTCTCTCAAAAAACTTCCCACGGAAAGAGCTTGTTCTTCTTTCTCCTGCGTCTCTAAATAGACAGCAACGGCTTGTCCTTCTTCCCAGGATACTTGGATAGTCAGAATCCATTTTTCAGGGTGAAGGTAGTCAAGACCAATTGTCTCAAGGTCCAACGCAACCGGTATGGGCTTTGAAGTCTCCGCATATTGCTGCTGTATCTTGAAGACCACTTCCGAGAAGTCATTTGCCCATCGGTACTTACCTAGAGTAGGTAGCCAGGAGCCAGTCTTGACTCTCCGAATGGCTATCGACAGATCGACCAACGTCCGGACGTATGCCTGATAGTTGAGGGTACGCATAGCCGACGATTCAGAGACAACGATCTCCGAACCATCTTCCAATGTGAAGATATTGGGGAACCGAAGAGAGGAGATGGTCCGATTCTTCGGCACTATCCCCAGAGTGGCAAGAGCCTTGGCAACCGAAGACCCCAGAGCAAGAATCACATCTCCGGGGTTGTGCTTCGGAAGCTCAGGGGTTTTTTCCAGATCCGCCTTTTGTACTGGAACTAGGTTGTACTTCACCCCCGACGATATCACCGGCTTCGCTAACCCCTGGGATAGCGTTTCCATTTTGTCCGTTGACCAGATCACTAACATCTACTGGACCCCATTCCTTTGTGTTACGAAACCGTTGATACGCCCCGACTTGAGCCTGCTTGGACCACTTCAAAAAGTACTCCGGGGGATAATCAAAGGCAATGTCGGCGACATCGTACTTGGTCCCGTTACCCTTCTTCCCCAGCTTATAGAACTTGCTACCATCCAACAGGACCACAGTCACCTTATCATTGGACTTGAGGTAGTAGGCATATAGGTACAGGTCCCCTACTATGCTGCAAAACACCGAAGACACACTCTCCCGAATGTACGAACCAAGAGTCTGTACGTTCAGCGGCAAGTCAGCCCCAGGGAACAGAGTGAAATCCCATTTGCTAACCCCAGCCATAGATACGTGCCAAAATCCATTGGCATCTCTCCACGGCTTGAACGCAATTCCTACTGCGTCAGCCAACGGGAAAAGCAGAGACAACGCATCCGTATGCTTCATAGACCCCATACATCCCACTCCTTAGAAACCGAGTTGGTTGATGCCTGCCCAACCACTACCCCATGGTAGACGACATCAAAGACGTAATCCTCCTGATGCTTCTCAACCAGGATCAGGCACATGTCCTCTTGCGTCAGCCCAGCAAATAGCGGGGTCCCCGGCAAAGGAATCTTGTTGCCTAGCTTAAGAGAGGTAAGAGACTTGGTAATCATGAGACGTTAGCGAACAGTGAGACGTTGGGAATACCCGTTTCGAAATCCACACCCAACCCCATCAACACTGCCCCGATCAACTTATTCGGAGTGGTGTGCGAGCAGGTAATGTGAACCGACCAGTGACCGTGCTCCTTTCCGGAGAAGCCCAGAGCAATTAGTCGATCCTTGACCTCAGCGATACGTGGACCCACCACCTTGATGCTGACGTTATCCGAACTGATACGCGCAGCAATCTTCAGCCCATCAGCAATGCCGACCACAAAGTACTTGGAGTTGGGGTCAGTGCCGAACACCGGTTGGTAAAGCTCAGTAGCCTCTTCCAACCGTACCCGCTCAGCCTTTGCAACACTCTGCTTAGTAGGAGTGACCGAAACCTTGGGATTAGAAGTCTCCTCATGCCACTTGCCCTTACCCGCAGCATGGAACGCTTTACGAAGGGCAGACAGTTTGGCTACTGTCCACTCCGAAGGCTTGATGCTGTTGGGCTCAAGGAAAATGACGTTGACCCCAGCCTCATACCGGATGAGCATACGGAAGACCCCACCGGTATTGACCACCTCAACCGAGCCGCCCTTCTCAAGCAGCAACTGATAAGAGGCACCAACTCCCGCAGCCTTCAGTAGGGGACCAGCATCGTATTTGATTGCCATTCGACACTCCTTAACCTTCGACCATCATCCTACAGAAGGATGCGGTGTTTGTCAAGTTTGAGCCCAGGGAGTTGCCCTTCCCCAAATGGAGGCAGCTTCCTTCCAGGGCTTCACCGCAGTCAACTTGTACTCCACCGTTTTGTCGTCCCCCAGGGCATCGTACTTCTTGGAAGCCGTCACGGCAGGATAGTAAGTCGGCTTGGAAGCCTCAGCCGTCAGGATACCAAACTGCTTGACCAGGAACTTGACCTGTGCCTCTGACTCGACTGCCTTCTTGCAGTAGTGCTCACGCACATAGGCAATGGCATCTGCCTCGCCCCGCATGACCTTGACCAGGGCAGAGAGAAGAATACCGGTTCGCCCATGCCCGCCAACGCACCCAGCATGAACCTTCTTGCCGGCAACGATCTGTTCCGCTAACCAGTCCACCATCTTGATGAAAGACGCAGCGTCTTTAGGAGCATGGTGATCGGTGATTGGATAGTGAATCGCTTCGCCCTCTTCCCACGGGTGAGCCAAGTAGGCGTAAGCCATTGAGTGATCCAGACCGACATAGATATCGGCATCAGTCACCACCGGGGTATGGCAAGACCCACCGTAAATCTTGAAACCGCTAGTCAACTCCAATGGCTTGTGACTCTTGTAGCAGGGCACGTAGTCATTCCCGTAACCCTTGCCAGTAACAGCCTTCACCGCAGGAGAGTCACCCAGATCATAAGGAAGACTCTTCTGTTTGATGTTCTTGGCTACGTGACTAGCCCGACGTTCCGAAGCCTTTTTCATGCTGCCTCCCTCGAAATGATCTCCCCGTATTCCTTCTCCGTAACCCAAAGCTTCGGATTCGGAAGCTTGATCTCGCCAATCTGCGTCACCTGGACATTGTTTGTCTGATGAGCCTTCTCATGAGGATAGTTACCCACCCCATCCTTCTCAATCAGATCCCAACTCGGCACACCCTTGAAGCAATTAATTTCACGCTCCGCAATCTTCCACAGATCGTACACAGAGGAGGTAACGAAACCCTCTTCAACCTCCCACCCCATCGAGTGACTGTACACAAAGGTGGGAACCTGCCCAGCCCGCTGAATGTCAAGGACCTTGACGATCTTCTTGCCACTCATCGAGAAACAGAACCCTTTATTGAACATCGGGCCGTTATTGTGGGCCAGGGTCCAAGCCGTATCAATGAAGGTCAGAGGAGAGAATTCACCTTCGATCAACTGCCCAAGAGCATCCGCAATCTTCCCCCAGGCAGGACCACCATAACCCGGAGAAAAGTTACCCGAGTGAAACACCTTACGCACACACTTTACGTAGTCACCCAGAGTGATTAGCGGAGGGTGAGACATAAAGTACGATGCAGCATTCTGCGATCCACCCGGCAACCCATCAAGAAAGGGAAAGTACCCCGTACTGATTTTGTCTGTCTTGTCTTTGATGGCAGACTTGCTATGCAAGTGCCGAGACTCACGGGTAATTACGATCAGCGTGTAGTAAACCAACCGTGGAAACAGATCGGCTAGTAGCAACCGATACCGCCCGACAATCTCTAGAGCGTCGTGCGGCAAAATCTCATGCGGATGGTACTTCTTCTCAAGCTCAGCAATAGCATGGTTGAGGAGGTAGAACTTCATTGCCTCAGCCTCAACCGGAATCATTGACCCCTTAGCGTCAATGAATTCCTTAGCCTTGCGGGCAGCTTCCGACGTAGGCATAGAGGCAAAAGACACTCCCTTATAGAGCAGGGAGGTCTTGAGCCCCGCTAAGGTATCCTGCCTGAACATCCGAACCCTCCACTCCGTTACACCAGGATACTACCAAACCCTGGGAGGTTTGTCAAATCTACCGAGAAACTAAGGCCCGAGTACTAGCCCACAACTTTGCCAAGGTTACAGTACTTGACAACTGGGAAGGATCGAAATCCCTGACGTAATCAGCCTGCTCAAAAGTCTCTACCGCAGTCCGCAGGTAGTTATCCCTGACCCAAAGAACCGGGGACATCCTTACCACCTGATCCTGTTGGTTGAGGACCTTGTACAGCAAGGACAGAAACAAACCAGTGCGCCCAATGCCTCCCCGGCACCCGACGTACAACTTCTCTCCCCTAGCCATGGCCCAAATAACTTTGTGCAGAATGCGGTACACCTCAGCATCATCAACAGGGATACCGAAGTCTTCGATTCTCAGATGGTCCCAGAAGTGGGGTCCCCCGATCTCCTCGGCCAGGGAAATGCACTTAATGTCACCAGAACACTGAAGAATGGACCCTGCCTTGAGAACGAACGGATACGTGCCACGCCAAGTCTTGATAGGGAAAACAACTTCTCTCACCGGTACTTCCTCTGTGATGGACTGCAAGTCTGACAGGGGATATGTCTTATCTTCTCCCCGGTACCTCCGCATACCGTGCAACCTTTGCCGAAGCACTTCGGACACTCCTCATAGACTGTTTCTTTGCCGGTGTCTTTGCAGTCCCAGCATTTGTAAAACGCCCCCTCATCTCCCAGGGGCTCATCATGCTCAGGTTCAATCTTCTCGGTAAAAATGGATAGCACGATTTCATCCTTAACGACAAACAAATAATCCCTCCACCGTCGATTAGCTACAGGGTGGGTATATCGAGTGGAATGAACCACCATGTCTTTGAGGTTTGGTAACGACACTCCCAAAGCCTTGGCTTCCTTTATCACATCAAGGGATAGGAGGAATTTTCTGGTGCTGCTCATAAAGTTCTTTACGGTTGATAGCAATGGATCGAGGTGCCTCAAACAACAATCGAGGCAAGATCTCTCCTCGCCTACGGTGGGATACCCCCACGCTAACGAAGACCTTGGGGAGTACTTCTGTTGACTCATAGGGGGAGAGGATGAATTTCTGTTCTTGAACTGAGACCGTAATGGACTCCTCAGCAATACTCACCACGGTGAGGGGTACATCATCAATAAAAACCGTTGCCCCTTGTGTCACTCCTATGACTAACGCCATTACCTTCGCACTCCTATTCGTTCCCTAGCCGCTATTGTACAACTCCAAGTGCTGCCTCCCGAGTGCCCTTTACGATTGTCAATTACTTCCACCAATCCTTTGTATCGAAGCACCGTTAGCTGAGAGGCTATGTCACTGGAGGACTGTTGAAGTCGTCCTCTATCGTTAAGCGATTGCGTAATGTCTTTGGTTGAAGCTGGCTCTAGGGCAGACAAAGCCATTAAGCAATCCCACAATTTGGTTTCCCTCCTTGGCAAGGATACGTTACTTCTTGGCTCGACATGTTCTATCAGCGTATCCCCATATCTTGATGCCACTACCCGATAAAATCCGCAGATACATTTCAGAACCACCTCATCGTCATCTAACCGGTACCATGCCTGAGAACTTTTACACTTAGGACAGGTGGTTTTCACTATCGGGGCACCTCCAAAAAGATGCCCAGATAGTATTTTTAAGTTCCCTTCAAATCAAGAGGTTACCATCACAATAAACACTGGAGGAGAGCAGTATCCGTTAAGGGATTGACTCCAACCGAAGTGGTATCCGTATAAAACAGCGGGAAGACCCGGCTACCATTTGCCTTCTTAGCCTTTGACAAACCGTTGTAGATCTGTACCGAAGCCAACTGCTCAAGGCCGAACAGATCTTTCGAAGCCAGGATGGTTGCCGGATCATCCGACACCCGAACCGGCTTATAACCCTGAGCCTCAAACTTGGACTTGCTATCCCAGAGGCTATCCGGCAGCACCAAGTAGATCTCCTTACGCTTCACACTCTTCTTCAGAAGAGCCGTACCATGGGCCGTTAGCGAAGAGGTCAGAAGACTCTTCTCACCAAACACCCCAAGGATAGTCTCATCGAAGTCAGAGAGTTTCGTATCCTCCATCCCACGCAAGTCGATCACACCTTTCTGCATCTTACCGAGAGCAGCAATCAACTCCACCGGGGTCCCCAGGATGGCTCGATAGATGGTGCCGATCTCAGCCACATCCTCAGCCGACTCTGCCAGTTTCCAGATCTTCCGGTTCTTGTTGCGGACAAGCTCTTTCAGCTTAGCCACATCAGCATTCTCACCGGAGAGAATCGGAACCTCGATACCCACCCAGATGCGTCCCGTTGCCCCGTCAATGGTGACCAGCTTACCGGCGAGAGTCTGACCATTCAGAATCCAGCCCTTCAGGGTACGCTTCAGGTCAGAACACCCGACCACTGCCACCTTGTTAAGCCCACGGGCAACCACCGCAGCGTGAGACGTTGACCCACCCGTAGCCGTCAGGATACCCACCGCAGCATTGATACCAGGAATGTCGTCAGGGTTGGTCTCTTCCGTAACCAGGATGCAGTTCCCAGGAAACTTCACTGCCTCTTCCTTGGAGAACACTGCGATCCCAGAAGCAACACCCGAAGAAGCACCAATACCGGTAGCCAACGGAGACACCGTAAACGAAGGCTCGATTTCCGGAACGCTTGCCTCAAGCACCATCTTGAGGTTCAACCGAGAAACCATCTCCTCATAGGACAGAAGACCTTCGGAGAACAGATCCTTCACAATCCTCACTGCCGCACGGGAAGTACGCTTCGCATTACGGGTCTGGAGAATCCAAAGCTTACCATCCTCCACCGTGAATTCGATATCCTGAACATCCTTGCTCTTGGTCTCCAGAGAAACCGCAGTCTCGAAAAGCTCAGCAGCAATCCCCGGATTCCACGCCGACAGAGTACTGATCGGCTCGGGAGTACGGATACCAGCAACGATATCCTCACCCTGAGCCTTCACCAAGTACTCACCCACCAACTCATCTTCCCCGGATGCCGGGTTTCGAGTGAAGAGCACACCCGTAGCAGACTGCTCATTCAGGTTACCGAACACCATCCGCTGAATGATTACCGCAGTCCCCAGGTCATGCGGGATTTTGTGCAACTCACGGTAGACCTTAGCTCGCTCGTTACCCCAGGACTTGAACACTGCCACGATGCTGTTGAACAGCAGCAAGTCAATGGAGGTCCCGTAGGTTGCAATCAGTTTCACTAGAGGCTCACGCTCAAGCTCAGAACGCTCAGCCCCGCACACCACGTTCCCGTACATGACGAAGAACCGGTGCAGCGACTCAAACCGAAACTTCCGCTCCTCCTCCGACAGATCCTCATCCGGAGAAGGACACTCAATACCCAGGTTGAGGATGGTGTCCATCATTCCGGGCATCGAGAACTTGGCTCCCGAACGAATCGAGACCGGGTAGATACCACCCTCAGGCTTACTGAAGTAGTCCAGGATCACCGGGATATCTTCGGCAAGCTCAGTCTCAACAGCCTTCGGGTCCTCCATCCAACGACGGCAAGCCGACGTAGGAATAATGATACCCGGAGGAACCGGAAGACCCAGGTTCACCATACGGGACAGGTGGTAACCCTTGCCCCCGAGTTCATCGAGGGGAGCCCCACTACCGATCAGGACAAACAGGCTCATTGACACTCCTTACTGAACCACCCTACAGGGGCACTCTACCAAAAGAGCCCCTGTTTGTCAACCAGGGTAGGTACCACCCATCTCTTTGAGCTTCTGACGAAACGTCTCCTCAGAGATTTCGTCTACATTCATGTCCCAGGATTCGATGTCTTCAACATCCATCCAACTTTTGCCAGTCCACACCTTCGGAAACTCATAGAACTGCCCTCGATAAGAAGGCATACCTAAATACAAGTACTTCTTTACAGTAGCCATGCTTTTTTTACCCTCTCACTCTTTCTAATACCAAGAGACCGCTCAAATGCTGTCTTGTACACCTCGTTTTGAGCATCCTGTAATTCTTTAATGCGCCTAGCCTCTTCTGGGGTGGGTTGCCTTTTCTCAACTCCTATTTGTCCAGTAAGTTCCCTTTCCACAGCATATAAAGGATGCCCCTTTCGCTCTTTAGCTACCACCATGTCTTTGGTATTAACTTGAATTTCTGCAATGTGCCCATTAGGCAACTTAATATTCATCATAATATCTCTGTATCCAGACGGAGTAGGCTTCTCAAACCTATTCTTTACTGGTCTGGCAAAGACTGCCCCAGAAGCCTTCAACGCATCAATAACCTGTGGAATTTCAGCTATGGTATCTACCATAACCATACCCCTAACCAGATCCAAAACAGAAGCGAAAACCCCGTTATTCTCTTTAACAACCTTTCGCATGAAAGAACTCTCTTCTTTCAACGGAGCAATAACAACCACAGGTCCTTTTATACCAGACTCAGCATCATCTAAAGACCGCATGAGATCATGAGACACGGTAGCATCTAAGATCTTAGCTACATTTCCCATGAACTTCTCATACAGAGGTAAGGCTTCAGAAGCCTTCTTATACATATCCTCTTTTGTTGTTGCTTCCTGAGTAACCTGCTCTGGCAATTTTGGATCAAAAACCTTCTCATTAACAGCTATCATTACAGCAGCAAAAATAGTGGCTGCGGTCTTAGCAAACTTACCCATACTTGGGTTACTAACACTGCCTCCACCCTTACCATCCCCAGAACAAAACTGTCCCCCCTTTGGGCTACCAGAAGGCTCATGACAAGGATTGCTCTTGAGGATCTTCCTGAACATGTTACCCCCACATACCGGCAGCAAAATACTTGGCAAAGGTACGTCTGAAGAACTCTTCTGCTTTCTTGGTGACAGTATGCAGATTTACTTCGATCAGAGTCTTCTTGCCATCGTCAATCGTAAGGTGTTTGTTCTCAATGAACTCATCGGCTGACTTACCATATGTCTCAGCCAGCTTCTGGAATTGCTTCTGTCCTAAATCGAGGACCTTAGACAACTCCTCATTAGCCGTAGTCTTGGAAACATTGACAACCAGATGATCTTTGTTCCAAGAAACACCTTCATACTTTGTGCCCACCATACCCAAAGTAAACTTGGGCAGGAGACCCGATACCTCAGGAACAGCCTTCGATAGCTGGCTCTTGACTTGTTTGGTCAAAGAAGAACTAGCCACGTTAGCCAGCATCCTATTCTGAGCCTCCTCTACCGTAATAGACTTACGGGCTAGGTCCACCAACACTTTAGTGTTAGCCGGCACGTATCGAACCAGAGCAGGCATCTTTTCCTTATGGAAAAGAGCCATGTTATCGGCAGTAGAAAAGGCAGAAAGCTCAGGCTCAGTTTCCCAGTTCACTCCAGTGTGATCGTGGCTATAGATGATCTGGGAGAGCATCTGTACATAGTCCTTGCTGAAATGATTCTTCAGCATAGGACCCACATGCTCATTGAAATACTGAGCGGACCACCGGGGATGGTCGGCATCTAAAAAGGCCCGAGAGGGAGGGGTCAAATACCCTGCATCATGATACACCGCAGCCAGATTCATCATCAATCGGTTTTCAGCCGAATTATGATTCCCAGGCAGAACGGACAAGATCTCCTTTGCCATGTCGGCATCACCCTTCAAATGATGAATGCCGTGATCCCCCAAAGTTCTGCCTTGGGATTCGATGTCCTGGGCAAGCAAATGGTCAACAGCATCCATTGAAATTTCCCGGATGCCGTCTTCAGATACTCCAGCCTCACGCAGAGACTTGGTAACGTCCCCCATCATCTCCCTAGCCAAAGCCCTGGCATCGTCAGGAATCAGATCCTTGGCGGCTGCAATTCGATCAGTGATGTCTTGTTCCAGATCCTTGGTATTAGGCCGCTCGCCCAACTCTTCTAACAACTCATCCATCCGAACTTTAACAGTTGTTCTCGGGCTTCCCATTGCATCTTTTTCTTGTCGGGAAAGGCTCTTCCAAGCTTCCCGCTTTTCCATGAAAGGCATATCACCCCAGGCTTTAGCATCAAAGCCCTTGGGGATAGAGGTATCCCCTGAAGAACAAAACTGCCCACCCTTGTTAGAACCACCGGGTTCATGGCACTTGTTGTACTTGAGTATGCTCTGGAACATCACTGCCTCTTTGACGGGGTAATCACAAAGCCCAAGTTCTCTTCGGTAGCATCAATAGTGTTCTCATCCGCATCCTCTTCCTCTTCCGACATACCAGGATTAAGAGGATCGTTTACGGCACCATGCTGCTCATCAAAAATCTTCTGTAACTCTTCAATGAAAGACATGTCACACTCCATATTCAAAAGAAGTCTTGAGATCATTCCACATCTTACGTTTAGCGGGCTTGTCCTTTAGATAGTCACCAATAACCTTCTCATACACAGCCCTGCCTTCGTCCCTGGAATCCCAAGAGCCTAAAAATTCTCCATCTCCTTTATACTTCTTTACCTTTGACCCACCAGCCTTTGCGGCTAGATTAACAGCGTGAGACAACTTTCTATCCGCTTCTGGAGAAAACACTACTACCTCAGTAGACTCTCCCTTTGGGACCAGGGTATGGAACTCCACACCATTACGCACAAGAAATTCATTGACCACACTAGGGTCACTTACAGGAAGTGAAAAGCTAAGAATGCGAGCTTTACCTTTCTTAGTAGACTGAAAAGGAATTACTGCCTTTTGCAGTCCTAACAACCCCTTCATTGCTGAGGCAACCCGCACTTCTTGATACCGGGCTCCCTCATATGTAGTCATCGTGGTGTTCTCTGCACCATCTGCCCAGGCCCCCACAGCACTCACAATACGTGACCTCAAACCAAGAAGAGAATCAATCTTCTTACCAACCTCTAAAAATCTCTTCTGTAAATCAGAATGCGTTCTCTCAGAAGCAACAGAAGGTGAAATGGAATTCTCTTCAGTAGAAGGAGACACAAAACCAAACCCTGGACCGGTACAGAATTTACCAGTCTTAGGGTCATGGCACTTGTTGAATTTGAGAATCTGCTTATAAACGTACCGCTGTTCCCAGTAGTATTCCGGGTCCCCAGGATGCTTATACAGGGCATTCTGATAATCGTTGTACCACTGAATACCGTCTGGGGTTTGCGTCATCCAATCATGAAATGCCATCATCTCCTTAGTCTTCTGGAGACTGAAACCGGCTATCCCAGGTCGTTGCTTGAACTTCTTATTGTCTAACCACTCCTCCAAGATTTTGATAAGCTTCTTCACCTCAAAAGAGGACGGAAGCTTCTTAAGCTGAGCTAGCCTTTCCTCGGCAGTATCTTTCTTCTCTTTCAGAATGAGGGAAAAAGAATTGTGCTTGAACACTTTATCAGACCCAGCATAATGCCGAGTCTCAAAGAACTCCTCCATCACCTCATAGTCTGACAAATCTTTGTTCATTTAGCCTTCTTCTTTCTAGTGATAAGAAGCTTGTCCAGGGGTCCCCATACGGCAGGATCAACATAGCTATCCTTCGCTATAGCAGGAGTGTTGCCTAAGAAGTCCGACACCTCTTTCAGTACTACTTGTCTGATAGCCGTGGCTTCTTTCTTGGTAGAGGGCTCGGCATACTTAGCCAACTCTCTCAAAGCAATGGTGGTGCCGTGCCACGTTCTATAGTCCTTGAGAGAAAACTTGTCCCCTGAGATATCATCAAAGAACCGGTCAACCTTACTGTAAGTCACATCAGGGAATAGCCTGCCCTCACCCTTGGATTCAAGATATCTAGCAAGGATAGGATCGGTTATGGTCTTCTGTTGCCTGACTCCCTTCTTGCCTATGAAATCAAAGGAGATCGAATCCCCGTCTACCTTAACGTGTTCCCGCAACATGGTAGTAGCACCGTAAGCTTTGACATCTGCCCCGGTATCTTCCTTTGATCCTACCCTAAATCCAGTCAACTCAATCATTCGACAAATAGCCGCACAGTCTCTGTCAACTGGGCTAGTGCGCTTACCGGTTAGGATCTTCTCCACCTTTGCTGAAACCCTGGGAATAGCTTTGTGGAAAGCCTTCAGCCTTTTGAATTTGTCAGCGGCAGCTTTGTTCTTATGCTCACTGGAATACCAGTACTGAGTCTTGCCCTTGGCATCCTTCCCAACGATCTGTAAATGGTCCTCATCATTGTCGTTTACTTGCACATCATGAGTGGCACCGGTAACCCCATGCTTTTTTATCTTAGCCAGAATGCGTTCTGGTAAAGGTTTGCCGGTATGTCCAACCCAAACACCATCTACAAAATTAGCACCGATACCGTGCTTAAACGTGAATCGCCCCGATTTGGGGTCATGATAGGGGTTATATTTGAGAGCAATAGCGTATTGCATTACTCAAGGATATTTCCTCCAATCATCAGAGTAAAGCCAACGTACTCCTGAGAAGTTTGTCAGCCTCAACGTAACTCAGCTTTTCGAATTCAACCTCTCCCAACTCTGGCTTAAGCACCTTCAAGTTTGACAAAGCCTTAATCTGCTCAGAGGTTGCATAGATTGGATTCACTTGAACCGGCTTCTTGGACTTCTCCTCAGGATTAGGGGGACCACTATCGAAGGGGGTCTTCTTTGACTTAAGAATCGGCTTGGCACTCTTTGCCTGAATTGCCGGCTTCAACAGACTCTCTACCAAACTCAGACTTTCATCCATAGACAGGATATGCTCTGGGAACTCTTTCTCAGGAGACGACTCCACCGGAGTCAGGTCCGAGAGGTTCACCCAGAATTCTTTCGTACCATTGAGGTAGCTGAGCTTGGCTCGAAAACCGAACTTGGTTTTCCCGGCAAACTCGACCTTGTACTTGACTCCTTTGTAAAGAACGAGGTCGCCTTTGAGAATCCCAGAGGTAGGCATCACTCACTCCTTACGTTTGCCCTTGGCAGTATCCGGCAAAACCTCAACCACCTCAAGCTTGGCGGGACATGTCAAAGACCGTTTCTTGGCAACAGCCGCTGCCCCAGCCATTGTCTTTCGCAGGGCTAGGACTTGTTTCGAATCTGCTAGTCTGACTGCGTACATCAGTTGAGCCTCCGCTTATCCTCGGGAGCCGACATCCCCCCCTGAAAAAGTGAAATCAGTTGCAACCCCTCTTCCCGGTTCTCATCTGTCAACGGGGTCATGGTCGTCACCAGGGTCATGACGGTTGCATCCAGGGTGATTATCGTCTTGCTGATTAGGTTCCCCTCATGCACCAGGACCTCATCCGCATACGGCAACCGGGCTTTGAACTCTTCGTACTGGAACCCAGAGAGCAGAAGCACCGCAACGAACTTCCACCCCTCCATATCATCAGGGTGGTAGATACGGATGTGGGCATGTTCCGCACTCGACAACCAAGACGGGACTATCTCTTGAAGCATAAACTCCGAAACATACTCGGCACGTTTCAGAGCCTCCGCTTTAGTGGGAGGCTCATCTTCAAACAACGTGCCGAACTGTTTCATGGTCAGAGACTAGGCACCAGACTGAACCACACCGGAGCACCCACGTAGGCACAGTGAGCGTCAAAGTACGACTTCACCGGCACCATCTTCCACTCCTCCTTGAGACCAAGACTCTTCTGTATCTTCGACTTGCTGCCCTTCGGCACGTACTTCCTGCCAAACTTCTCAGCCGCAGCCGGATAGAGATACCAAGAGTAGGACATGTGCCCATTGAAACTCTTGCCATACGTCTTGTCAGCCACGATGTTACCGTCAGCGTCAACAAGAACGAAGACATCTCCCGCCGGCCCCTCGATACCCAGCTTGGCACCTGCCTCAAGGGCAGCAATTGCCTTACTGTGGTAGTCACGCATCGTGGAATTGGACCAGAGGGAAAGCCCGGACTCGGAGTTCTCCCAGCACGGGTCACTCTTGATTCGTTTCGTATCTGCCTCAGCGGCAGCAATCGCAGCCTTGTGATACTCAATCGACTTGATGAGGTATGCCATCCTGAACCTCCTCAGAACTTCACCGCACTTGCCTTCCAGGGGAAGGACTTCACCGAACCGTCAGCCAGGGTCACAAGCACCAGACCCTTGGCAACGTCAACGACCACACCGTAACCAGTAGAGAACACTTCACACTCCTTATCCACCCCAACAACTGCATCCTACCAGAAGGTAGGTGGGTTGTCAAATCTCCTCCGGAACCCCCTCCTCACCACCAAGGAGTTTTCTATGTGCCTCGACTAATCCTCGGGTTATGCCGGCACCCATCTCTGTAGCCAAGGTATGAGCCGCCTCCGCAGTATTTACCTCTACAGAAATGCTCACCATCTCCTCACCGTCTACTAGGACAAGCCCCTGCACCCTCCATATCTCGCCCATCAAATCACCTCCACCGCACCGGCACTGACGAACACCTTCCTACCACCCTCAAGCTCGATACCCACCCGGTAGCCGGGGTTGTAACTGCGGGAGAAGGAGTCAACTCCGTACCAGAACACCTTACCCGTCTCGCCGCCCTTCAGCGCAGCCTTGCCACGCACCGAACGAATCACCTTCACCGTCTTGCCGACTTTGGGCTTGGCATTCTCAACAGCGGCCTTAGCCTCAAAGTAAGCCAGGGTCAATGCCTTCTCATAGGCCCGGTACTTCTCGATCAACTCAGGCGAAGCGTCAATCGCCGCACCGCAGGGGTAGGTCCAGCCCCGAGTCGAAGCGTAGCAAGTCTCCTTGAAGGACCCGGACTCCTCGTCCCAGTAGACGGCATAGAAGTCAGAGTCGTCATACCCGTTGTACTCACGGAGGTTGACGACGCAACCCTTCGCAAAGGTCTTCAGGTAGACCGGGAATTTGGCCTCGTTGGTCCAGTACTCATCGAGCACCGCACCGGGGTCAGAGGCAGAGCAGAGAACCTTGATTGCCATGGGGACCTCCAGAAACTGACCACTCCTTACAGTCAGAATACTACGTTAGCCTGGAGGATTAGTCAAGTGGTTCGACTAGATTCTTCTTCCTCTGCTTGTCTTTGCCAGCCTGCATCTTGCGGTACTTTTTCAGGTCGGGGTCCTTAACTA